TCATAAAGTTGACAGATAGAGCCTCAATTTGTAATAATAGTTTCAATGTAATAAGATTTTACTTATCTTTATTTTCCTTATACAGGATTATTAAGATTCCGTTTAATCCTAAACTTAAGACTATTACTGATAGTTTTGGAGGGTCCCAGATGCACCTCGATGATTTCAATAGATGGCTGAATAATAATTCACGCCCTCTATTAACAAAATTTTCGACACTGCATCTCTCAGAGCTCTCTTCAAAACGGATTTTACCGATTTTGAAGGGATCTCCTTTGGGACCTCGTAGCTATAGTCATTTGATAAGTGCGTACTTCTCATTGAAGGGGTCTTCCCTCTTTGAAATAGTACAGTCTTATATAAAAATGACTAGTTCTTCCAATATAACAACTGTTTTTTTGAATATAGAATATTTGACTAATAAGTATAAAATTCTATACTCGATAAAACCTTTAGGAAAGCTTTCTTTCAAGCCTGAACCAGCAGGAAAATTAAGGGTATTTGCTATGGTTGATATTATCACCCAAAGCATTTTTAAACCACTTCATGATTCTCTGTTCAGTCTTTTTAAAAGAATTCCTAATGATTGTACACACGATCAGAACCGGGGGTTCAAATTGGCTCAAGATTTATCTCTTAAGTACAATTGTTCCTTTGGTTTTGACTTGTCTGCTGCGACGGATAGACTACCCATATCTTCACAAATCTCTCTTTTAAATTCCTTATTTGGAATAGGAGATCTTTGAGGAAAGATATTAGTAGATAGGGATTATATCATACCTGAAAATGAGTATGGTATCGAACCCCAATCTATACGATATGCAGTAGGACAACCGATGGGAGCCTTGTCTTCTTGAGCGATGCTAAATTTAGTACATCATATGATGGTTCAATTTATAGCTGTTCATTTAGATAAAGTCCCCTTTGGACAGTGGTACAGTGATTACGTAATACTGGGAGATGACTTAGTTCTTTTCGAAAAGGATGTAGCAGATCGATACCTGACTTTGTGTAAACAAATTGGGGTAGAGATAAACTTATCCAAATCGATAATTGCGGAGTCTCTTCCGGTAGTAGAGTTCGCAAAACGAACTTCTATCAAGGGTGTGGATGTAAGTGCGCTATCATTTAAGGAAATGTTATCTTCTAACACTTTCTTTGGACGGCTAGCTATTACAACCCGCCTTATACGTAATGGTTGAGGTAAAGATCCTTACAAACTTTTAATATTG